CGCCAATGATCCGGGTTGGAGGAAGTTTCGCTTTTCTGATTTTGGTGAATATGATGGTGAGAGAATTGCCGACTTCCATGAAGTGCGCTATACCGAAGCCAAGTGATATCTTCTATATATGGCGGAGCCCGTCAAGTTTACCCACGTTGAGTGGAAATACGCCCGCCAGCAGTGCCGTACCAACCTCATCTATCTCTGCCGATTAGTTCTGGGGTTCCCAGACGTTTTGAAGCATGTCCATAAGCCTATGGTCGATGCCCTCCAGAAATTTCAAGGAGGCACGGAAGGCTGTGAACCGATTGCGAGTAACCGATGGCGAGTCGTCCCAGGAAGCTACAAACCATTCGTCTCGATGTACGACTTAAAGGGACCAAGAGAGCGCCTCGTATTGATTCCCAGAGGTCACTTGAAAAGTACAATTTGCACGGTGGCCCACACGATCCAGTGGATCATCAACTTTCCCGACGTGAGGATACTTTTATCGTCTGGTACAGGTGGGCAGGTCGAGGGGTTTCTTCGGGCGATTAAGACTCACTTCCAGACCAACGGAATGTTTCGCTACCTGTTCCCTGAGTTCTGCCCTCCAGCCAACAAAATTAAGGACTTTGGCAATGCTTCGATGTTCACGGTGCCTAATAGGACTCTGATCCGTCCTGAGCCGACCGTAGCAGTAACATCTGTGGGATCAGTGGTTGCGGGCGCACACTACGACATAATTAAACACGATGATCTTGTGGACAAGGAGAACGTTCGTACCCCGGAACAGATCGAAAACGTCAAGATTCACTATGGCTTCCTTGATCCACTGATCCAACGTGTTACCCGTCCAAAAGACTTGCCTCCTGATGAGTCGTATGCTCTTCGTGGCTGGACCGATGTAATCGGCACGAGGTACGATTATTCGGAAATCTATGGACTTTTGCTCGATGCTGAGACGAAACGCATTGAGGAAGGTAAGCCGGAATGGGGCATTCTCGTCCAGTCAGCAGTAGTCGAAGGCGATCTGTCCGACCCTAAGAACTGCAAGACTCTGTGGCCAGAACGGTATCCTCCAGAAGAACTGCTTCGCATCGCTGAAGACCCTACGCGCGGTTGGTCCCACCTTGCGGCCAACTATTTGATGGACCCGCGGCCCGATTCGGCGGGCCTAGTGGACTCCGTTGACCAGATTGTCTGGGTTCCAAAAGACGCAATGAACAAGCTCTACGCCTACCTCAACCTTCACGTAACGATTGATCTTGCCGGAATGGAGCCATCGACCAACAAATTGGCCGACAACGACTACACCGTCATCAATCTTCACGGATTCGGCCACGATGGGACACTTTACATCATTTCTATTATGCGTGGGCGGTATACTCCATTTGAGGTCATCGACAAACTCTTCATGCTGGCCCAGCTTCATCCCAGAATCATGGACTTCAAAGTCGAAAAAGAAGCCCATGCGAGGGTTCTGCTCCCTTTCCTCAAGCGCGAGATGGAAAAACGTCAGAGATTTATCCCGATCGCTGAGATTCGCCGTGATAACAGGACATCCAAGCAACAGAGGATCAAGGGGTTACAACCGTGGTTCCAGTCCGGGCACATCAAGTTTCAGGACGGCCAGCCGCATAAACTGGCGATCATTGATGAAATCATGCGGTTCCCGAAGTATAGCCACGATGATATTTTGGATACCATCGCCGATGCTATGCAGAATCGGGAGGGGGGGGTGATCTCCGACGTTCTTCCAATGGCGCACAATGGTAACATTCCTCAGGACCCAAACAGGCCGATTCCCGCCGAGATTGCAACATGGGCGAGAATGTTTCCAGAGCCAAAAGACGAGCAGTACAAGAACTTAGACCCTGATACCGGATTTTAGATGGCATCTAGTCCAATCGTAACCCCAGTTCCGCAAGGCATTGATCCCGGCATCAGCGGGCCTCCGCCCACCAATCTTCCCAACGGCCCTGTGCCGAATCTCTCGGCTACCGAACTCCAGACCGTAACTCCACAGAACGAACCTTGGTCCGACACGCGGGCTATGCAGATTGCGCTAGGCGACTTCCAGCGGGCCGAAGGCTTCCGCCAGATGAACCATGACCAGCGGTTCAGGATTGCCGACCGCTTGTATCTAGCCTACAAGGAAAAAGCTACATGGGAAGGTACGAAGATGCCAAGATCCAGCATCAGCATCTTCCTGACCCTCGAGCAGGTCCAAAGCCTCACTCCCAGTGTCATCAATGCCCTGTTTCCCGACAACAACCAGCTTCCGTTCGATGTGGTTCCGACTCCGACCTCCACCGTTCAGCAAGCAAAAGCGGTCAGAGACTTGCTGTTTTCGCAGTTACAGGACATTTCCGAGCCCGGAAAGTACCTCAGTGTCAGGGAATTGCTCATCCGCGCCAAGGAATCAGCCTTCATTTATGGCAATGGAATCATAGAGTTAGGCATTCTGGACAAGACTTATACTCGCGTGCAACACGAAAGAGTGCAGATTCCGGTCAGGACTCAAGTTGATCACCCCCAGTTTGGTCCTATGGTTGTTCCGACAGGCGAGTTCACGACACACGTGCGCAAGACGATAGGCGAGGAACGTGTGATCCGCCCGATGATGTCGAATGTGGATATCCGTGACTTCTACATTGATCCGAACTGCACTTCCCACAACATTCAGGATGCGAACTTCTGTGCCACGAGACACCTTCTGACCGTGAATCAGATCATGGAAATGAAGGATATGGACGGAATCAAGATGCCGAGCCTTCAGGGACTCTTGAGACTGGCCAAGGTCAAGCAGGCTACACAGGGCGACAACTCCAAGCAGATGCAATCGACGTATCAGGGGTTCAGTTACCAGCCGACAACGGACTATTCGACCGATCCGAACCTTGCGCGACTGGAGATGATCCGCTACTTCCAGAAAGGTCGTATCGTCTACATGCTTGGCCGGCAGTGGTGCATGTACAACGAGGCCAATGAGTATGGAATCCTGCCTTTCCTGAACGATTTCTACATCCGTGTGCCCGGAAGGTTCTATTGTCTCTCCGTCGCGGATCTCGTGGAGCCCGATCAGAAGCTTGCGGAAGCCATCATCAACGGCAGAATTGACGAACTGAACCTCCTGATTCACCCGCCCATCATCAAGAAGCAGGGCAGAGCGTTTTCGCAATCGCAGCAGAGATTACGTCCCGGCGTGATCTGGGAGGCCGATGATCCAGACAAGGACTACAGGCGTTTCGAGATGGGCAACGTCACTGCAGCCGCTTATGTTGAGGTCCAAGCCCTTGAACAGCGTGTCCAGAAGAAAACAGGCGTTACCGACCTCTCGCAAGGCGTTGCTTCGGCTGGCGGGAACTCGGCTCTCCGGTCGGCCACGGGAGTTTCGCAGCAAGCCGGGAGCACTGACAAAAAGATACAGTACCTCGTATCGACCACCGAAGATCAGGTAATCGTGCCCATGCTCTCGGCCATGCACGCCATGAACCAGATCTTCCTTGATCCGAATACGATGGTCAAGATTCTTGGCCCTGAGATGCAGCAGATGACGGTCGATCCTGTGGAAATCTTCAATGCGTCAGTGAAATTCAGCATCACAGCCTCCGGGAAGATGAAGATTCGGCAGTCCATGGCTTCTGGAGGTCTCGGCCTGATTCTCCAGACCTACTTAAATCCAGAGCTACAACAAGAAATGCTGCAATTGGGCAAAGTGATAGATGTGACTCAGGTAGATGGGCTAGTTTGTGATACTTTCGGAATCACTCCCATGAGTCTATGGCGAGATGCGAGTCAGCAGGAAATTCAGCAGATTATGGCCATGAAGATGGCTCCGCAACAGGCGGAAATGGCCAAACAACAGGCCCGACTCGATTCCGCGACACAGAACCGTCAAGAGACGGACGAGACAAAGTTGCTGATTTCCCTTCTTAGCCGAGTTTTGACGCCTGACGTTGCGCATTCGATGATTAACGAGATTGTTGGACCGGGAGCTGGAGGGCCTTTACCGCTCCCGAGCGCTCCGCCGCCAGTGAGGCCGACAAATGGAGCTTGATCCCGAAGAGGCAAAACAGCTTCGCGAGGTCAGCGAGGTTTGCAATGTATCCTCCACGATTGGATGGGTTGGATACCTGCTTCCCAAGATCAAAGAGTTTGTCGAGGAAGCCCACGAGGAAATGCTGGGAGCTATCCATGCCAGCGATGCAGTCATGGGCGGACTCACAAAACGCTGGCAACAGCGGGAATCCATGCTTCGCGGCATTCTGAAGTATATTGAAAGCTGCGAAGACGAGAAAAAGCGCATCCTTCAGGAGATCGAGGAGCGTAAGCGTCAAAACGAGGGAGTTCCCCTCGAATTCTAAAAGGAGCGTGGCGTTCCCATGCCGAATGAAATAAAGCAACTTGAAGATGGAAAGATGGAAGTCACCCTAGGGACCGGCGAGAAATTTGTCGGAGATGTTTTGGAGGTCACTACAAAGCTAGCTGAGGCCCACCAGAACACAAAAATGT